TTTTCCCGATGCCGACATCATCGTCGGTGGATTTCCCTGTCAAGACGTATCACGAGCCGGGAAGCGCGCCGGAATTACCGGCGAGCGTTCAGGACTCTACCGGGAATTGGTGCGAGCCATTCGCGTGGTTCGACCGAAATACGCGATCCTGGAGACCGTGGCAGCGTTGCTTGGAAACGGGATGGGAGACGTTCTCGGGGACCTGGCCGAGGGCGGGGATTGTGTTGAATGGGATTGCGTTCCGGCGTGCGCCCTCGGCGCCCCTCACCAGAGAGATAGGATATGGATTGTTGCCCACGCCGATAGCGAACGACGCGGAGAAACGAGGCAATTTCGACATCGACCGAAGCAGGTGCCTAACGGGAGAATTGAGACGCATGACGCTTCCGGCGCCACGAGCATCGGATGCGAACAAGGGCGGACGCGGCGATTTCCTGACAGTTTTGCGGGGGTACGAGACGCGACACGCCGGGACATTACCGACGCCGACATCAAGGGATTGGCGGAACGGAAAGGCGAGTTTGGACACACACAACAGGAACAGCAGGCCGTTAAACGAGACACTCACTGGGATGTCTGGCAATCGCAGTGGCCAAGTGAACCCGCGCTTCTTGGAGTGGATGATGGGATATCCAATCGGGTGGACTGCGTGCGCGCCCTCGGAAACTCCTTTATCCCGCAAATTCCGGAAATGATTGGCCGCGCCATCATGGAAGCCGCGCAATGACCCGCCGATACCCTGAACACGACTTCCAGGCGGCGGCGCACGTCTTTCTGTGCCGTGCGCTGCCCCAGGGATTGCACTGGGGTACCGATCACGCCGGGGCACGATCTCCGGCGGCTGGCGCCAGGCTCAAGCGGCGCGGCATCGTCCCTGGAATCCCGGATCATTTCACGCTGTATCGTGGCACGCTGATCGCTTGGGAGTGGAAGGCGGGGAAGAACTCCACCACGGATTCGCAGCTCGGCTTTGGTGCGGATGTCGTGGGCGCCGGGGGGAATTTCTTCGTGTGTCGGACGATCGAGGAAATCGAGGCTGCGCTTCGTAGCCTGGGGTTTTCGCTGCGTGCGTCTGCCGGCGGGATCGACGAAAAGTTAGCCGCGCGCGCTGCCGCCCCCCGCAAGCAAGCCAAACCGCGCGCTGAAAAACCGACCACATCCCAGGTGCGCCGGGTGGAACGTCTGCGTGGTCGCGTAATGTTTTGATTGCTTCAACCTAGGCCATAGGCGATAATCGCCGTGTGTGCTGCAATAGTGAGCGAGTGTGATGCAGATTTCGGTGACTGACTGGCGTGAAATGAAGCGCAATTCTCTGCGTGGGTTCGCCACCATCCGCGTCGGAGGTCTTATCATCAAGGACGTGGCCCTGCATACCAGCTTCGGCAAGCGGTGGGCGCAGCTCCCCGCCAAGCCGATCATTGATCGGGACGGCCACGCCAAGCGCGGCGAGAACGGCAAGGTCCAGTATGTGCCGGTGCTGGAATGGCGGAGCCGGGAGCTTTCCGACGATTTTTCCAATTCCGTGATCGAAGCGGTCGAGCGAGAGTATCCAGGCGCCACGGCGGCGGACTAATGCCATGGACCCCGCGTCGGTTACGGCGCTCCGGGCGGAACTATGGCGGCGCGGCTGGCGCCCGTTGGCCGTGGTCAATCACGATGCCCAAGGGCCATCGCCCGGCAAGCGCCCCATTGGCAAAGATTGGCGCGGCGCCGCCCTAGCGGACCCGCCATGGGCAGCCTGCCACCCAGCGGTTGACCACGCTCTAAACACCGGCATTCTGTGCGATGGTCTACGGGCGATTGACCTGGATATTGAGGACCGGGGCATAGTCGATCGGTTGGTCACGCTGGCCGAGACAGTTCTTGGGTTAGCGCCGATGCGATACCGGGCCAACTCGCCGCGCTCCCTGTTGGTCTACCGTGCTGCGGAGGGCGCGCCAGAGAAGGAATCCATTGCCAGCGACGCCGGCAAGGTGGAGGTTCTCGGCGCGGGCCAGCAGTTTGTGGCGTTCGGTATGCACCATTCTGGCGCGGCTTTGGAGTGGACCACGTCGCTGGATGAAATCTCCTTCGCGGATGTTCCCGCCGTCACGCGGGAGCAAATCAGGGATTTCCTGACCTATGCTGCCCGGATCATCGGCGCCGCCCCACCAAAGGAACCCCCGCCGCCCCGCGCCGGGGACAACAGTGCGTCGGATTTTCTGTCCACCGCCAGGGCGATATCGGCCATCCCGAACGGTCCAACGATGGATTCCTGGGAGGCGTGGAACCGCGTCGGCATGGCGTTGTGGGCCGCCACGGAGGGTTCTGAGGCAGGGCGCACGCTGTGGCACGAGTGGAGCAAACAGCATCCGACCTACGACGCAGCGAACACGGACGCGCGGTGGGACGCCATCACCAGCAGCCCCCCATCGTCAATCGGTGCCGGCACGCTGTTCTACATGGCTCGCCAAGCCGCGTCGCCGCCGCCCGACGATCATGCATATGACGATGCCCCCAAGGCTGAAACACCTTCGCCGCGCCCCCCAGGATCGCCGCTGGGGCGGGCATTTGACGCGGCGAGGCTGGCAACGCTGGAACCCTACCAGTGGCTTTACGGACGGTTTCTGTGTGCCGGCTATATGTCACTGCTTGGCGCTCCGTCCGGCGTTGGCAAGACCGCCTATCTCGTTCACGCCGCCGTGAGCCTGGCGCTAGGGCGGGATATCCTCGGCGAGGTAGTCGGCCCCCGCGTTCGGGTCTGGCTAATCAACGGGGAGGACGACACCGCGCATTTGGACAAGCTCGTTTGGGCCTGCTGCCTCTATCACCAGATCGATCCCGCCGAGTTGGAGGGCTGGCTCTGGCTTACCGGCGCCGAGGACGAGCATATTCTGGTGGCCACCCAAATCGAGGGCCGGCTTATTCGAACCCCCGTTTATGAGCGGGTCCAGGATTTCGTCGCTGCCAATGAAATCAAAGCCCTGTCGGTCGATCCGTTCGTGGATACCCACGGCCTGGAAGAAAACAACAACGAGCAGATGAACCATGCGGCCCGGGTCTGGTATGACCTGGCGCGGGAATTTCGCCTTGGCGTATTCGTCGCGCACCATTTCCGCAAGGGCGGCGTCTCCGGCGACCAGGACGCTTTCCGCGGCGCCGCCGCCCTGATCGGGAAATCCCGTATCGCTCGAACCCTTGGGGTCATGAGTGCCGAGGATGCGTCCAAGCTGGGGGTATCTGAGGACGAGCGGAGATACTTCCTGCGGCTGGACAACGCCAAATCCAACCTCTCCGCCCCCGCGACATCCGCCCACTGGCTGCGCTTGGAAAGCGTTGACCTGCCCAATGGCGACAACATCCAGGCGCTGAAACGCTGGGAGCCGCCAGGCGTGATGGACGGCCTTACCTGGCCCCAGATTTCCGCGATTCTGGCCGCCATCGAGCGCGGCCTGGGAGACGGGGAATACTACACCCTGGCCCGATCCGGCGCGTCCGCTACCCGCTGGGCTGGGCTGGCTTTCGTTGGAATTGCGGATCGTCAGCCCGGCCAGATCGTCAGTATTCTAGCCGCCTGGGAGAAGTCCGGGCTGCTCCAAACCGGCCAATATCACAGCCCGAGCCAAAGCAAATCGCGTGGATGCGTCCGTGTCAATCAGGAGAAATTATCAGAAATGAGACGCGAATATGAGCGCGCGCCGAGCGATGATTTTTAGCCTCGGAATGGCGGAGAATGGCGGGGAGAATGGCGGCGAATGGCGGATTTTTATCCGCCGCCATTCAAAAGTAGCTAGGTTAAAACCGAATGGCGGCGACCCCTCCATTGGTCCGCTGAATGGCGGACCCAATGGCGGGGATCGGCGGCCGATATTCGGTTTTACCCGCCACTAGCTACAGTCGGAATGGCGGAATGAAAGGCCGGCTCACAAATGCGACCGCCACAAAAGCCAAAGGACCCCGCGCCATGGCTGCTCATCGCGCTTTGGTCCTATGGAGCCTCGGTGAGGATCGCCCCAGACGGCGGCTTGAGGATTACCCCCCACGCATCCGGCAGGCGCATCCCTGCGGCCCTGCTGGCAGCGGCAAGGCGTCACGATGCGGCGCTGACGGAGTGGGTGGCGGAAAATGGGTGAAGGCCGGAATATAGGTGGGGGGCTACGCTATTCGGTTTTGCCCGCTACTAGGCACTGGCGGGGATAGCGGAACAGGAGGGGTGTTTCAGAGGATGAGACAATGCAACGGAGTAAATTGGGCGGAATTGCGGGGAATTTACTCCGGCAGGAATGCGGCGCCTACCATACCGACGCGCGCGCGGTCTATCACCTGGAGTTGTGCTGCGCATCCATCATCCGAAACAGCAGCGCGATCGGCCGAGGTATCCCAGCCTCGCCTCGCACCCACCGATTGACGGTGCGGAGGCCGACGCCGATGCGGCGCGCTGCCTGTGTCTGTGAGAGACCGAGGCGGGCGAGGATGGCGCGGAGTTCGGCGGGCGTCATGCGGCTTGCCCGTATCGCTTCGCGTAATGCGCCCGGCGAGCCAGGAGGGCGGCATGGACGGCCGGATAAAGGTCATGCGTTGGCAGAACGCGGATGCAATCCTTCTCGAAATAGTCCGTTTGCATGTCGGTGTTGTTTTCGATTTTGAATGCGCCGGCGATTTCCGGGCTGAAGCCACGATACCCACGAGCGCGAATTGTAATCGTGCCGGCCGGATAGCTCCGCAATGGGCAGTCATCGTAGTAGGCAAACTGTAATTTGCCGCCGTTGGCTTTGATTCCGTTGTAGAAGAATTTGAAGGTGGTCATTGTCTGTCTCCTGTGTGCGGGGGGGTTAGGCGTATTCGCCTTCGTTGAAGGCGCAGTCGGTGATCTGCTTCAGCAACTCGGCGTAGCGGCCCAGCGTTCCGACATGGCCCCAATTAATTTCGTCGGGCGCGTAGTCGAAGTGGTCATCGCTCAGGTTCTTCAGCCGGTCGATCATCGCGTCGATTTCGGCCTTGCGGGCGATGAAGGCTTCAAGTGCGCTTTTGCGATCCATCTGTCTATCTCCTGTGTGCGGGGAGGGGTGCAAGTGCGGGTTAGCGTGCCTGGTGCTATGTTTCGTAAAGGCAGTTGCGTGGGTGAAAGATATGCCCGCGTTCATCAAACGGATCACACATTCATGGGTTTTCATAGGTATTCTCTTTCTTACAGAGTTTCGTCAGGAGAAGTATCGAAGGTGAAGATTGCTACGTTGCAGGCTAATACACCATACTTTCGTGCATCGTGATAGGTTTTGAAATATCCTTCTTCTTCTACATCAACGCACCAACATTTGCCATATTCTTTTACCATATCTCTTTCAAATTCATTGAGCCTTTCAATGTCATCTTCATCTAATCCGCTGTCATCTCCATTGATTAGGGCCGAAGCCCAATGTTGCGGCAGTTCATAGGTAGTGAAAAGGTGTTTCATTGTTTGTTCCTTCAGTTACATCTTATTAATACGGTATTGAGTTACCGGCTTAATTTGACCGGCGAGTTGCTTTGTGCCATCCGAAGGTGGCGGTACTGGCCAGCGGCCCAGTTATCAATAAACCGGATTTCCTCATTGTAGGTTTCTGGGGTTATCCGGCCAGCCAGAAATGCGCGATCCAGACGATCGATTTTGATTTCGACGCGGCGTTCGATCTGTTCTTCATTCATTGGTCTGTGTCCTCTATTCCCTCGGCCTGATTGCCTCGGTGACGGCACACTGCGCCAATCTGGCGTGGGTGTCAAGCGCTTTTTGTGAGTATTGTGAGATTTATTCGGGTTTATCCCGTCCGTGGCTAAACCGTTGCACCGGCTAGGCAGGCCCGGTATTATCGGCCCGCAGGGGAGCTTTTTGAGGGCAGGCCCTGTGTCCGCCAGCGAGGCCGACCCCGACTGTGAATCGGGGTCGGTTCGGCGCGGGGCGCGTGATTTCGTTGCGCCGCCCCGCCAATCCCGCTATACCTTCCGCCCGGAGGTGCCGATTGCCCGATTGCCCGCTCCCCGTCGCCCCGGCCATGGCCGCCCGGCCCCAGCGCACAGTTCAATACCAGCAGCGCGTGAGCGCCACCCGCACGATTGCCGTGACCAGGACGGTTTACGCCGATGCCACGCTGGCCGACGCGCTCCATTATGCCGGTGTGCTTGACGAGCGGCAGCACACGGCGGCGTGTCGGCTTTACGGGCTACACCTGGCTGCAGGCCTGCTGCCTCGCCTCACGCCGCGTGTGGACGTGGTGCATGACGAAGCGGAGGAGGAGGCCGACGCATCCGAGGGCGTCCCCGATGGGGAGGCGCGATGGGTCTACCGCCAGCTACTCCGCGAGGTCGGGCCGGTCTACGGGCCAGCGCTCGACGCCCTGATGCTGGGCCGGCACGGCGGAATTGGGCGGTATACGGTGATCCAGGACGCGCTCGACGCACTGGCGGATCGGTGGGGGATGGATGTCGCGCCTAGTCTGTAGTGTTGGCATGGTCCTGTGGCTGGCCTGGGTGAGCGTCGCCCAGGCGCAATATCGACCGTTTGAGACGCGCGCCGAGGCACACCAGCGGCACAGTGCTGAGCGGTGGCAGCAATACGAGCATAGAGGCTACGAGGCTCCGCTCGGGGGCTATCGTGACCGGCTGGGCGACCCAGCGCCCTACGGGACGGAACAGCCGGGATGGGCCGTGCCGCCGTATCGGTGATGGCCGGAGCGGTTTTTTCTTGACACACGCACCCAAAATCTGGGACATGTCACGTGACGGGCGTAGTGTGTCCATTTTTCGGCGCCCAATTCCCAACAGGTGAGACGATAGCCAAGCGCCCCAATGCCGTTGGCCGCCCTCCCACGTCCGGAACGCGGCACGGCAACGGGCGGGGCTGGGGCGGCCCGGCCAAAGGCGCATCCGTTGCGCCGGAGCCGATCACATACGGCCCGCAGTTTACCACCGACCATCAGCCGCCACCGCCGCACGTGACGACCCGCCGCCGCCGCCGCCGTGCCCAGCGTTTGGATGCGCTGGCGGACACGCTCCACCAGGTAATCCTAGGCCAGAGGAATGACTGACAAAGCCACCCGTCTTGAGCAGCACGAGATGCAGATGGACCACATGCACAAGGTCGCGCTCGGCCTGGTCGAGGCGCAGCCGGTGCAGGTGGCGGCGTTCCGCGAGTTCGGCAACCGCGTGCTCGGTATGCCGCGTGCCCGCACCGAGGTCACAGGGGCCGATGGTGCGCCGCTGACGCCCGAGGCCGATCCTGTAGAGATCGCGCGCCGCGTGGCGTTTTTGCTGGCGGCAGGCGCCGCGCACACCGAGAAGTAGCTACCCCCGACAATCCAAGCCTCCCGCGCCGGATCACCGGCTGTTTCCTCACGCCTAGAGAAAGGACCACATCACGATGTCTACCGAAGTATTCCATCCCCTGGTCGATCGTCGGATCGGCCTGACGCAAAAGGGAAATCTTGCCGGCAACGGCATCCAGATTACCCGCCCGTGCGTCGATGCGTCGATCACGGTCGGTGCCGAATCCACCAACGTGCGCGCCATCACGATCCAGCTCAAGGACGCGAACGGCGATGACATCAACTATGCCGAGACGGTGGAAGTTATCGTATTCGGCGCCGCCGATATGCTGTCTTTCGCTTCGACTGGTGGCTCTACCGGCATCGCCATCGGCACGGACGGCGCGTTGCTGGACGTGGTGGCAAAGAAATACTTCCTGGCCACGTCCGAAGTCGATGGCGATATTGACCTGACTTGGACGGACACCGGCACGGAGTCCGTGGCTCTCGGCGTGCGTTTGCCGAACGGTCGCGTGGTGGTGACTGCCGCGTTTGCGAACGCGTAATAGCAACGCGCAGGGAGCCAACACATGGCAGTCACGTCGGTGCAGCTACTCGCCGATTGGAACGTGGAGCATCAACGCGTGTTGTGGGAAAACGTTCCCAACGGCAGCACGGGCGAGGCGGTTCAACTCGGGAGCTATCAGGATCGCAGCGTGCAAGTTACCGGCACGTTCGGCGCCGGTGGTTCGGTATCGATCCAGGGGTCCAACGATGGCGGGACCACGTGGGCGACGCTCAGCGATCCGCTGGGCAATGCGCTCACGTTCACGGCGGCGGGGTTGAAGCAGGTGTTGGAGCTAACCGACCGTGTGCGGTGTAGCGTCACCGCCGGCGATGGCACCACGTCGCTGGATATCCACATGTTCATGCGAAAGGACGCAAAATGAGCGGGACCGCGAAGACCCGCCGCGAGGCATTGGAGGCGTTCCGCTTGCGTGCGCGTCCTGTCCTAGAAGCAGTGCTGGATATGGCCCGCTCCCTCGACGATGTGGAATCCGTGGAACAGGCCACCCGTGAGGCGGAAAGCCGTCGCATTGTGGCTGACCAGGAAGCCGCCGCCGCGCGGGCCGAAATTACCAAAATGCGCGAGGAAGCCGCCGCGAGGATGGCGAAAGAACAGGAAGAAATCGCAGCCGCAAAAACGGCTTTGAAATCTGACGTGGCCAGGATCAAGGACGATGCGGCGCGCAATGCACAGACTGTGCGGGAGCGTGCGCGGGTTGAGGCAGAGGAAATTCTTCACTCCGCCGGCGTGAAGCGCGACGAGATCATGATGGCCGTAGCGGCGTACCGCGCCGAGGCCGACACCGCTCGCGCGGAACTGTCCCGGCTGGCTGACGAACACGCGGATTTGATGGCGAAGATTGAGCAGGCGCGGGCGCTGGTGCGCGGCCTGGTGGGGGGCTGATGCGCGCGGATATTGATGCTCAACGCGAGCGGTGGATCGCCGCGCACCCTGAAGATACTGACGGCACGGGGTATTTGGTCGCAACGCTGGTAGTGATCGAGGAACTGCGCCAACGGTTCATTTCGGAAGGAAATGCGCCGGATGCGGACCGGACGCGCGAAATGCTGGCCGATACCCGCCCCGATGTTCTGGTCTTGGTGCGTAAGTGGTTTCGTGATCGTCGCCGGTTTGTTGAGGCCGATGATATCAGGTTTGTACTATTCGATCTCGGCATTCTTGTTGAGGATGGGAAAGACGGCATCGGCACGTGGCGACGGATCAACTCAGGGATGGCGGTAGCATAATATGGCGACCTACAACAAATTCCAGGATTTCGTAGAGCAGCTTGCGAAGGGCGTGCATGTATTCGGCACGCACACGTTCAAGGTTGCGCTGACGAACACCGCTCCCGTGGCGACGCAGACCAGCCTGGACACGGTGACGAACCATCCGGCGCCGGCTGCTGCAAACGGCTACACAGCGGGGGGCAATACGCTGAGCGTGACCATTTCGGAAACCACTGGCACCGCGACGATCGTGGACGATGCCACGACGTTCACAGCGGCGGGCGGGAATCTCGGGCCGTTTCGCTATGCGATTCTCTACAATGACACCGCGACATCGCCGGCTGATGCGCTGGTGGCTTGGTGGGATTACGGTTCCAGCGTGACGCTAGCGACGGGCGAGACGTTCAAGGTGTCGTTTAACAACGACGATACGGACGGCACTATCTTCACGTTGGCCTAATATGCCTTCGACGTGGATAACCACGGCGGTATCGGACATTCTGGCCACGCGCAAGGTGCGACTGCGTGACGGCTGGGAGTATGACTTTTCGGCGCTTCCCGGCTCAGGATTCGATGCAAGTCGGCTGGCACTGATAAATGCCGCGATCCAGGCGGCAGTAGATACGCGCATACCACTTTCCGACTTGCCGGAAACCGATCCTGATAAGCGGACCAATCCAAACCGCCCAACGCTCTATTGGTCAGACGCTTCTGGCAATCCGTCGCCGACAGGAGCCTATTTGTGCGCCCGGCATACTCGCGTCTGGCTGGAATGGGATGGCGCAAAGTTAATTCCGCACACTGAGGAGGTGCGGTAATGGCGCTCACGTTGAATAATTTCTCTGGGTTTGAAACGCAGGGAAATGACGAACTATCTGTTGTCGTCGGAACTCTCAGCTACAGCACGAGTGTTAAGCGAAGCGGTGGGGCATCGCTTGTTTTGGATAGCGGCGAAAGAGCCGATATAGGATTTATCGTTACAGATGCCGGCGTTGGACATATATTTCGTTGGGCAGTTTATTTCTCGGGCACGGTAACGCCGACTAATGCCACTGTTTTTTGCCGCACAAATTCTGCCAACCCACGGTTACGACTAAAAACAAACAGCGACCTCGAGGTGCTTAACGGCGCTGGGAGTGTTCTGCACACCCAGACGGCGCCATTTTCGGCTAATACTTGGTATGTGGTAGACCTATATATCGGGTCTTACAGCGCTACCACCGGTTCGGCTGAGGTGTTTATTGATGGGTCGTCGATTTATTCCGGGACAAATATCGACACGGGCGTAGGCGTGCCGACCACACTACGATGCGATAACACACCGACGACTGGTTCGTCTGGACTAACCATTCACTTTGACGATTGCGCTATCCAGTCCGGTGCTACAGCTAGCACCGACAGATTGGCAACCGGGTTTGCGGTCAAGGGCTACAAGTCCAACGTTGCCAGCGGCACCGATAACGGCAGCGCGCTTGATACCGGCCAATGGTCGAACACTGGCGAAATCCCGTTCAGCGATACGAACCTTGCTACCTACTCGACAAACGGCAGGAACGGCTCGACTGACACCGACACGTCAACACCGAACACCGGCCCATCTGGTGATAGTGATATCACAGGTGCGACGATCAAAGGCGCCAAGTGGGTGATGCGCGCTGCGCGGACATCGGGCAGCGACTCGACACCGTTTCTTCGCTATGGCGACACGGCGGGGACGACGGATTCATCGGGATCGCTGTTGACCACTACTGCCGCTGTTTATGAATTTCTTTCCGAAAGCACGAACGTTCCTTCGACCAGCGAATACTTCCGCATGGGGATGGGGAAAAATACTGGCGGGCGAAACGTCACGCTCTACGACGCGATGGGAATGCTGGCTTATGTGCCGGCAGTTGGTGGTTCTCCCTACACACTGGTCGCTGACAGCGGCTCCTACACGATAACCGGCGCGGCGGCTTCGCTCTACACTGGACGTAAGCTTGATGCCGCGTCCGGCTCCTACTCTGTGACTGGCGCCGATACTGGCATGTATGTCGGGCGCAAGTTGAGTGCCGATCCGGGGGCATATTCGATCACGGGCGCCGATGCCGGGCTGATTACTTCGCGCATTCTGAACGCCGAGGCCGGAAGCTATACGGTCACGGGCTTCGACGCGACGATGGGCCGGCTGTTCACGATGAATGCCGAGCCTGGAAGCTACGCGATCACGGGTGCGGATGCAGGGTTCGTTCGGTCGTATCTACTGCAAGCGGACGCAGGAGCCTACACGGTCACGGGTTCAGATGCCGGGCTGCTCTCGGCCAGGACGCTAAGCGCCGATGCAGGCTCGTATACGCTGACGGGCGCCGATGGCTCGCTTCGGCGCGGGTATCTACTGCAAACGGAGCCCGGTGCCTACGTGGTAGTGGGCGCCGCCGGCACGATGCAGGCGCATCGGATCATGGAGGCTGGGCCGGGATCGTATTCGATCACCGGGATCGCGGCGGAACTGATCTACACGCCAATCGGCGCATATGTGCTGGTCGCTGAGCCTGGGTCCTACACGGTCGGCGGCGCCAACGCGGCTTTGTTATCGGGCCGGATACTTCCCGCCGATGCAGGAGTGTATTCGATTTCTGGTATATCGGCAGAGCTGGTCTACACGGCAAACACGGCTAGGGATTACATAGTGTTCGCCCGCCACAGGGGGCGGCGTTGACGCTTCTCGATGATGTCCTCGCCAAGCTAGGCACGATGCCCGAGGACGCGCGCGAGCAAGTGGTGAAGGCAGCGCTTTCGGCGACGGCTGGCATGCGGTGGATACCGAACACTGGGCCACAGACTGAGGCGTATTTCCACCCGGCGGATGTGCTGTTGTACGGCGGCCAAGCCGGAGGCGGTAAAAGTGAATTAGGTTTAGGTCTGGCGTTTACTGCGCATAAGCGCTCGTTAATCATGCGCCGTCGATATGTGAACCTTGGCGCGATGACTGATCGGGCCATTGAGATCAATGGCTCAAAGGATGGGTTTAACGGGTCGCCGCCGCCGAAACTTCGCACACCGGACGGGCGGCTGATCGAGTTTGGCGCAGCGCAGTATCCCGGCGATGAGCAGGGATGGCAGGGGCAGCCGCATGATTTGCTGGTGCTGGACGAAGCTACGCAGTTTCTTGAAAGCCAATGCCGGTTTTTAATTGGCTGGCTGCGGTCAACGGAACCTGGGCAGCGTGTGCGGGCGTTGTTGGGCACAAACCCGCCGGTTGATGCGTCGGGAGATTGGATCATTGGTATGTTCCGGCCGTGGCTGGATGTAACGCATCCGAAGCCAGCCAAACCCGGCGAATTGCGGTGGTTTGTGACTGCGCCTGATGGGAGCGACCTGGAAGTAGACGGACGAACCCCGGTGCAGTTGCCTGGCGCCGATAAGCCGCTGATCCCAATGTCGCGTTCGTTCATTCCGGCTCGGCTGGCAGACAACCCCTATCTAATCAACACCGGATATCAAGCTAAACTGGATGGCCTGCCTGAACCGATCCGTTCGGCGGTGCGAGACGGCAATTTCATGGCCGCCAGAGCGGATGACGAATACCAGGTGATCCCGACGCGGTGGATCATCGATGCACAGGCCAGATGGCAGCCTGATGGCTGGAAACCGCATGCCATGACGGCATGCGGTCTGGATATCGGCGCCGGCCGGGATGAAACCACGCTCGCGCTGCGATATGGTGGATGGTATGCGCCGGTTGAGGTGATCGCTGGGGATGCAGCGAAGGACCCGGCGCACGCAGCGGCACTGGTGGTGCGTCATCGGAAAGACGGTTGCCCCGTGGTGGTAGATGTCGGTGGCGGGTTCGGTGGCGCGTCCTTAGTGCTGTTCAAGGAGAACGGCATAGCGTGCCAGCAGTTCAATGGAGCGGCGGCTTCGAAATTGCGGACCAGGGATGGAACGCTTTCATTCGTGAACAAGCGCGCCGAGGCATGGTGGCGGTTTCGTGAAGAATTGGACCCTGGGCAAGAGGGTGGCTCTATGATTGCGTTGCCACCCGACCCAAAGTTGGCGTCCGATCTATCATCGGCAACGTGGAAGTTGACCACACGCGGCATTCAGATTGAGAGCAAAGAGGAAATCCGCGCCCGGCTTGGTCGATCCCCCGATCGGGGCGATGCCGTGGTGATGGCGTTAAGCGAGGGGAATATAGCCGCCAGTCGGGCGTTGTCCCGGCAGGGTGGTTTTACCCCGAAAGTTGTGATGGGTGGCGCTGGTCGTTGAATGGAAAGGAGATAGGGATGGCTGCTATGTTTGGCGGGGGACCGTCATTGCCAAAGCCGAAGCCGCCGGCGCCGATGCCGGATTCGAGTAGCCCGGAAATCATGGAAGCAGCGCGCCGGCGCCGTGCCGCGATGGCGGGAGTTGCCGGCCGTGCCGCGACCATCCTATCCGATGGCGGCGGCGGTAGCGGGTCCGATGACAACTACACCCGTACCACGTTGGGATAATTCATGACCGCTCGTGCGCGGGAGGTTGCCGAGATCGGTGACCGCTTGTTTTCCCAACGACTGCCGGTGATGTCGCTATGGCAAGAGATTGCCATGCATTTCTACCCGGAGCGCGCGGATTTCACCGCGGCTCGCTCGCTCGGGGAGGAATTTGCGGCGCACCTCATGAGCGGCGCGCCCGTGCTTGCGCGTCGGGATTTGGCCGCGCAGTTTCAGGGTATGCTGCGGCCGCGTGGGAAGCCGTGGTTTTCCCTGGTCCCCGAGGATGAACGCGCGGTTGACAATCTGAACGTTCGCCGATGGGCTGAATACGCAACCGGCATCCAGCGCCGCGCGATGTATGACAGTGCCAGCCAGTTCGTGCGAGCGACGAAGGAGGGCGACAACGACTTCGCGGCGTTTGGCCAGGCGGTGCTGACGGTCGAACTTGATCTGGCGACAAACCGATTGCTTTACCGCTGCTGGCATCCGCGTGATGTGGCGTGGGCCGAAAACGACCGGGGCGAGATCGACTGTATTCACCGCAACTGGAAGGTGACGGTTCGGGATATGCTGCGTCGCTGGCCGGACAAGGCGGCTTCGGCCGTGCGCGAGGCAGCGAGTAAAGACCCGTTCAAGGAAATCGACTGCCGGCACGTCATCATGCCGGCCGATCAGTATGAGGGCGGGAATTTTAAGAAAACCAATCGTCCGATGAAATACGTGTCCATCGTGATGGACCGCGAAAATGAGACGATTCTGAGCGAAGAACAGATCGAGGATCATCCCTACATCATACCGCGTTGGCAGACGGTTTCGGGTTCGCAGTATGCCCATTCGCCTGCGACCGTGGTGGCTTTGGCTGATGCCCGTCTGCTGCAACGGATCACGTGGACGCTGCTTGAGGCTGGCGAGAAAGCTACCAACCCGCCGATGTTGGCGGTGAAGGAGGCCATCCGCTCCGATATCGCGCTCTACGCCGGCGGGATTACATGGGCGGATGCGGAATACGACGAGCGGCTCGGTGAGGTGTTGCGCCCGCTCAGCATGGACGCGCGTGGCCTGACGTTCGGACTGGAAATGGTCCAGAAGCAAGAAGAAATGATTAAGGCAGCGTTCTACCTCAATCAGGTGAACCTGCCTCCGGTTGGCGCTGCGATGACGGCGACGGAAGTGCAGGCACGGATGCAGGAATATATCCGCGCGGCATTGCCTTTGTTCGAGCCGATGGAAAGCGAATATAATGGCGGGTTGTGCGAAAAGACGTTCCAGAAGCTACTGCGCGCCAATGCGTTCGGACCGCCGTCGAGTTGGCCGCAAGAGGTGGCCGGTCTGGACATGAAATGGCAGTTTGACTCGCCGATCACGGCGGCGAACAAGCGCCAGGACGCGGTGACGTTCCAGGAAGCGGCGCAGCTTCTGTCTCTGGCGGCCGGCATTGATCCGTCTTTGAAATCCAAGGTCAACATCAAGACCGCGTTCCGCGATGCCTTGTTTGGGATCGGCGCAAAGGCGACGTGGATACGTTCGGACGAGGAAGCCGCCGAGATCGAAAACCAAGAGGCGCAGGCCGCCGAAGCGGCAAAGATGCTGGCCATGGTCGGTCAAGGCGCTGGCGTGGCTGAGCAGGTGGGCAAAGCCGGCGCGGCGCTGAACACCATGGCGGCCACGGCTGTATGACCCAGCGGCGAAATTCTGAGCCGTGGGCGCCTATCTCATGGTCCAAGGCTGACGCTCTGGCCATTAAAGCGTTGGCCGCTGGGAACGCCAGCGAGGCGCAGCAGAAGCGGGCGCTGGATTGGATACTGGAAGCTTGCGGCCTGCGTGATCTGTCCTTCCGGCCCGATAGCGACCGGGCGACGAGTTTCGCGGAGGGCAAGCGTTTCGTGGGTCTACAGATCGCCAAGATGATGCAAATGCCGGCAAGCATCGTCGATGCGGCGGATCGCCCTATGGCGAAGGCTAAGTCCGGCCCAACCTAGAGGAATTTATGTCAGACACCATCATCGAACCCACTGGCGGTAGCCAGGAGGGAACGCAGACGGCCACCCCGACACCGGCCCCGTCTGGATCGGATCAGACCGCCGCGCCACCTTCAGGTGGCGCAAAGCCCACGGAGCCGGCAAAGCCAGTCGGTTCTGTTCTCACGGATGACGGCGCGGATCCGCCCGTTGCGGCGGCTGCTGATTGGCCGGCGGACTGGCGGGAGCGGATGGCCGGGGACGACAAGGCGTTTCTCAACACACTGAAACGTTATGCCTCTCCTTTGACCTACGCCAAGGCGGGGTTTGAGGCGCAGCAGAAGATCAGGTCCGGCGAGGCCAAAAAGCCCATTGGCCCAGATGCTTCGCCCGAAGAAATCGCCGCGTTCCGCAAGGAAAATGGCATTCCTGAAAGCCCGGCGGAATACAAGGTCGAACTGGCCGATGGCATGGTGCCAGGCGAGGCCGACAAGCCGCTTCTGGATGGGTTCAAGGAGTTTGCCCACGGCAAAAACTACACGCCGGCGCAACTGAACGATGTCCTGAACTGGTATTACAGCCAGCAGGACGCGATTTCGGCGCAACGGCTGGAAGCCGATTTGACGATCAAGACTGCGACGGAGGAGGCGCTGCGGTCTGAGTGGGGCGCGGAATATCGTTCTAACGTCAATGCTATCAAGAACTATCTCTCAGGTCTGCCGCAAGGTGTAGGCGCCGCGATTGTCGAAGCTCGCGCACCGGACGGCACGCCTCTCGGAAATCATCCAGAGGTGGTCCGCTGGCTGGCAGCTGTTGCCCGTGACGCCATGCCAGGCGCCGGTCTAGTCCCTGCTGGGACATCCAACCCCAGCGCGGCCATTGAAACGGAAATCGAGACTATCCGCAGCCTAATGCAGGCCGGCGATCCGAAATACTGGAAAGATGACAAAATGCAGGCGCGCTATCGTGAACTGATCAGCGCGCAGCAACGAGCTAGGGCGCGCTAATCGCTTCGCCCTATACGTGCCTACCCCTCTGCCGTTCCCGACTATCCCGCGCAAGCGGCCTCGTGAACGGCGATCCAAACCCCTCACGCTCACTCAACGTCCCACCTCACGTCCGACAGGCCCCGCAAAGGCGGCAACCCCTGATCGGCTGACGGTGGCTACCCCGCGATGTGGCGCCCTTCAACCTTGAAAGGACCACACCAATGGCTGAAAGTGCAGCCCAGACGCAATACCGCGACGAGTTCATCGCGGGTTTCGAACTCAACCAGTCTCTCCTTCGCTCGGCCGTTACCACGGAAGCCACGATCAAGGGCAACACTGCGGTGTTCCTTGTCGCGGATTCCAACGGTGCCACCGCTGTCACGCGCGGTGTCAACGGCCTGATCCCGGCGCGGGCGGACAATCTGACGCAAAACTCCTGCACTCTGGCGGAATGGCATGACCTGGTGAAAAAGACCGGGTTCAACATCTTCCAGTCGCAGGGTGACCAGCGTCGGATCATGCAGATGACCTCCATGGGGGTGATCAATCGCAAGATCGATTCCTCCATCCTGACGGAACTGAACACTGGCACCAACGATACGGGCACAGCTGCCACTGGCTCGCTGGCCTTGATCATGAAGGCTCGTGCGATCCTCGGCAACGCGGAAGTGCCCGTCGAGGAGGAGGATAATATGTTCTGCGTCGGGTCTCCGGCGTTGGAGGCGTATCTGATGCAAGTCAGTGCGTTTACCAGCGCGGATTTCGTGGAGATGCGGCCGTTCTCTGGTCCGGTCCGTCGGTTCCGCCGGTGGGCTGGGTGCAACTGGATTTTCCATCCGAATGTTCCCGGCGTGGGGACCTCGGCGGAAAAATGCTTCATGTTCCATCGCAACGCCATCGGCCATGCGGTGGATCGAAACGGTATCCAGTCGCCTGTCGGGTATGACGAGGAGCAGGATTATTCCTACGCCCGTTGCACCGTCTACATGGGGTCGAAGCTGCTTCAGAACTCCGGCGTGGTTGTGATTAACCATGACGGCTCCGCCTATGTGGCGTCGTAACCCCTGAACGGAAAGGAGAACTGACGATGGCTTACGCGACTTCCAACCCGCCCCGCCTCGTGTCGCAGCCGATTGCCGGCCTGCGACTGTGGCAATACTCCAGCGCCGACGCGGTTACGCTGGTTCGTGTGTCAGGGTATTTCACCGATGGGTGGGACCTGGGCATGCGCGCCGGCGATCTCGTCCACGTGCTGGACAACGACGCCTCGCCGATCACCGGCTCGCTTTGCTGGGTGACTTCGGCAACCTCGACGGCGGTTGACTTGTCGGATGGTGTCACCATCACCGGCACGGATACCGATTGATGAACCGGGGCCGGGGGGTAACCTCCGGCCCCACAACCATGAGGATTCCATGAAAAAGCTGCTTTCCAGCAGGTTCAAGCCGGCGGAGCTGGTGCGGATCATCTACGACGCCAAGCCGGAAGCCGGCACGGCGTTTGAAGATGTCCTGAAGCCGGAATACTGGGCGCACCTTGGCGAGACCGTGCGGCCAGGTGATCGCATCGAGGTTACGCCGGAGGATGGCGCCTATTTCGCGGAACTGCTCGTGCGTGACTGCGGACGATTGTGGGCCAAGGTCGAACTGCTGCGGAAGGTCGATTTTGTGGCGGTTGATCCGGCGGTGGAAACATCAACCATTGACCCGTCGCATACGGTGGAGTGGCGCGGCCCGAACGGGAAATTCGCGGTCCTGCGACATGGTCGCGCTGGCGGCAAGGAAGTCCTGCACTCTGGCTTTGAAACCCGCGAGGCCGCAAATGCGTGGCTGGGCGAGCATCTAAAAGCCTTGGCGGCATAGGAGCCGATGAATGGCGACTTCCAAGCTTGCGCTTTATAATGGCGCTATTCGGCTGATCGGAGAGCGCAAGCTTGCCTCTTTGACGGAGGCACGGGATTCGCGCCGGGCGTTGGATGAGGCGTACGACCATGTGCTGACATATTGCCTTGAGCAAGGGCAATGGAACTTCGCCATGAGATCGGTTGCTTTAACACCCGAACCTGCGATTGAGCCGGGGTTTGGCTATCTTGAGGCATTTGAAAAGCCCAGCGACTGGGTTCGGACATCGGCGCTTTGCACGGATGAATATTTTCGCTCGCCGCTTCTTCAATATACGGATGAGGGCGGTTATTGGTATTCTGACCAGAGCGAGATATACGTCAGGTATATTTCCAACAGCACTAGCTACGGAATGGATCTTTCCCGCTGGCCGGCGACATACACGGCATATGTCTATCACGCTTTGGCGGTCGATATTTGCGAGCGCGTGACACAGAACGCGAGCAAGCGTGAAGTTCTGAAACGGGATATGCGAAAAGCTCTTTCGGATGCCAGCGCAAAAGACGCAATGAACGAGGCGACCATGTTCCCGCCTACGGGTTCCTGGGTGCGCTCCCGTATGGGTAGCAGCATCACGGGCCGCCGCTACGACCGGGCCTAACGATGGCCAAGACAAACGCCGTTCTGCATGCGTTCAATCGTGGCGAGGTGGGCGCGCAATCTCTGGCGCGCATTGACATCGACCGCATGCGGCTGTCGGCGGAAGAACAAGTCAACTGGCTCCCTCGGACGCTTGGGCCTATGCGGTTGCGTCCTGGATTGGGGCATATTGCCGGGACGAAAAGCGACGCGTTTGCAGTTCTGATCCCGTTCATCTTTTCGGCGACGCAAACGGCGTTGCTGGAATGCACCGCTGGGTTCTTTCGCCCGCTGGTCGATGAGGCGCCGATCACACGGGCATCTGTATCAACCACCATCGCCAACGGGACATTCACATCTTCGGCAAGCTGGACGACGGGCGGAGACGCCGGCACAACGGCAACGTTTACCGGCCAGTTGACCATGACCGCGTTGCCGATATCGTCATCTGTCACGGTGACGCAGACGGTCACTGTGGCTGGTGGTGACCAGAACGTAGAGCATGCCGTTCGGGTGGTAGTCGCGCGTGGGCCTATCCGATTTCGGATTGGTTCGACCAGTGGCGGTGATGAACTGTTTTCGCAAACGGACTTAGGGCGGGGCGAGCATTCCCTGGCGTTTACGCCTACCAATGCTGATGTCTACATTCAGTTCGAGTGCTTGACCTCTCGATCCGCAATAGTCACGTCGATTGCCATCGAGGCATCGGGGCAGGTTTCGTTCGCGGCGGACTGGACGGCGGCGCAGTTGCGGTTGTTGCGTTGGGCGCAGTCCGGTGATGTGGTGTTTCTGGCGGAAAACGCCTACCGGCAGCGGAAGATTGAGCGGCGGTCTACTCGGTCCTGGTCGCTAGTTTGGTATGAAACCAACGATGGCCCATTTCAGGCATACCCGAAAGACGACCGCATCAAGATGTGGTCGACTGTGGCGACGGGAAATGGTCTTCTGCGATCCTCGCGCGCCTATTTCGAATCCACCCATGTCGGCGCGCTGTTTCGGCTGTTCACGACCGGATACAATCTGCCGTTCGATATTTCGTCCGCCGATACGTTTTCCCCAGCCATTCGCATCACTGGGGTGGGAACGTCCCGGCAGATTTCGATAACGCGTGCGGGCACGTGGGCGGGAACTCTGTATCTCCAGGAGTCCTATGATAGCGAGGACGCCGGTTTCACGGATGTCGCCACGCATAGCTACACTGGAAACGGCACGACGACCTACACCAACTCGCAGGACAACGCGATTGTCTATCTGCGGATTGGCTTCAAAACGGGCACCTACACCAGCGGCACGGCGACGGTAACGCTGGCCTATGGCGCGTCCGGGTCCACTACGTCAGCGGGTAGCGCAACGGTTGCGAAAAAAAGCGCCGGCGGCCGTTCGGGAGTTTGCCGCGTCACGGCGGTGAATAGCGCAACTGAGTGCCAGATGGAGGTGTTGAAGATATTCTCTTCCGATGTGCCATCTGAGAATTGGTATGAGGGGGAATGGTCCGATATATCCGGATGGCCATCAGCGGTCACGTTCCATGAGGGGCGGCTGTTCTGGGCCGGGAAAGATAGGATCTGGGGATCGGTTTCAGACAACTATTACTCGTTTGACCCGACAATCGAAGGAGAGTCCGGGCCTATTCAGCGGTCTATCGGCTTCGGTCCGGTGCAGATCATCAACTGGCTGTTGCCGATGTCCAGGCTGATGATCGGCGCCGAAAGCAGTGAGGTTGCGGTGCGATCTTCGTCTTTCGACGAACCGTTGACGCCGACAAATTTTTCTCTGAAAGACATTTCCACCTATGGATCGGCTCGCGTCGGCGCGGTGAAGATCGACACACGCGGGACGTTCGTGGATCGGACCAAGCAGCGGCTTTTGGAGTTGGCCTATCAGATCGAGACAAACGATTATCGGGTTCGGGATTTGACGATCCTGCACCCTGATCTCAATCTGTCCAATCCGATTGTTCAGGTTGTGGTGCAGCGCCAGCCGGATACGCGCATACACTGTATTCGTGAGGATGGAACAGTGGCAGTTCTGGTCTATGAGCCGGCGGAGGAGGTCATCTGCTGGTGGAAGATCGAAACGGATGGTGTAATCGAAAGTGCTGCAATCCTGCCGGATGATGTCGAGGATGCCGTCTATTACACGGTCAAGCGGACGATTAACGGCGCCGAAAAGCGGTTCATCGAGAAGTTTGCCCGCGAGGACGAAGCCGCGTGCGTAAACCTCAACAAAAGCGCGGATTCCTTCATTGCCTATACTGGCGCCTCTACGGCAACCATCACCGGATTGAGCCATCTTGAAGGCGAGACCGTAGTCGCGTGGGGCGACGGTGCCGATCTCGGGACATTCACGGTGGCGAGTGGGCAAATCACACTGTCCTCGGCGGTGACAAATTGCGTGGTGGGCCTGACCTATCAAGCGCGGTTCAAGAGCACGAAGCTGGCCTATGCCGCCAGCATGGGCACGGCGCTGGTGCAGAAGAAGCGCGTTAACTATCTTGGCGTGGTGCTTCACGACACGCACAAGAACGGTCTGCAATATGGGCCGGACTACACCAATCTCGACGAATTGCCGCTAATTGAGGACGGTGTAGAGACGGACGCGGATGCGACGTGGGATCACTACGACAAGCCCGCGTTCGAATTCAACGGCTCGTGGGATACTGACTCCCGCGTTTGCCTAGTGGCGAACGCTCCCCGGCCATGCACGATCCTGGGCGCCGTGATCGGCGTTGCGACACACGACAAGGCGTAATGCATGCTTGAGGTGCGGCCCGCTCGGCTGGATGACTTTCTGGCGTTCGCCAGAAAGCAGCCGCCGGTCCGGGTAAAAGCATATGCAGCGGTTGAGGATGGTGAGGTCGTGGCCGTTGGCGGGATTGCGTTCTGTGGTGATGGCGTGTTCCAGGTGTTCTTCGATGTCAAAGACGCAGAGACCCGCCGGCGCTATCCCGTGACGTTGTGGAAAAACGCAGTTCGGTTGCTCCACAGTGCGCGATCGGATGGCATTCTGCGATTGGTCGCGTTCCCGCAAGAGGGAATTGAGGAAGCGGAACGGTTTTTGCGGAGGCTTGGCTTCGTGCCGAGTGACGATGCGTCTGGCGCTTTCGTTTGGGAATGAGGACACAATAGTGGCTTCTTTGGCTTTAATCAGCACCATTGCCTCGGCAGTTGGCACCGTCGTATCTGTGATTGGTTCCATCCAGCAGGGGCAGGCGCAGCAGGAGATGGCCAACTACCGGGCCAAGCTGGCGGAAATGCGCGGCAAGGAAGAGTTTGCGGCCGGCCAGCGGCGTATGATGCAGGAACGCCGCCGCAAAGAACTGGCTTTGTCCTCCTTGCAAGCACGCGCGGCGGCGAGTGGTGGCGATACGACGGATCCCACCGTGGTCAATCTTGGTGCTGGCCTTGAGCAAGAGGGCGAGTTCCGGGCGCTTACCGAGTTCTACAAAGGCGAGAATGCCAAACGCGGATACCAGGATGCGGCGGCGGCGGCACGGTTTGAGGGAGAACAGGCAGCGTCCGCCTCGTTGTGGAAAGCCGGCGGCACGCTGCTGAGCGGAGTAGGGTCGTTTGCGAGCAATTACGATAAAGCCTTCGGTAGTGGAAATTACTACGCTACCGGAGACTCCGCCAAAATAGACTGGTATCGATAACCACTAGGACACGCCATTGCCCAAACTCCCCGACTTCCAGGTTTTAGGCGGTTCGCAATCGTTCGAGTCCGGGCGGCCTATGCGTGGGATCGACGCGACTGCTGTTTCTAATGCGATGGAGGGCTTTGGGGCGGCGCTTGTCGGGGTTGGTGATAAGTTTGGCAAGATCGCCGAGAGGCAGGAAGCGGAAGAACGCATTATGGCGTTCGCGCGTGCGGATGCGGACCTCGTGACGCGGCAACCGGAGTTTGAAGAACAGGTCAAGCGCAATCCGGATTATAATACGTGGGGAGATGCCTACAAAGCCAACGCCCCAGCATTGCTGCAGCAGTCCGCGCAACTGATCGAAAACCCCCGCCATCGTGAACTGTGGATGGCGCGTCGGCAGACGAATGTCGCCCAAGGCTTGGCGCGCATCGGCGAGGAAGCGCAGCGGCGCAATAAGGATCACTATCTCGCAGAAGCTGGCACGACGTTGGAAACCCTGGATCGCACGTTTCAGACTGCGACTGATGAAGCAACGCGCACTGAAACTGTGACGGCAGCTCAGAACATCATCCGCGACCTGGTGCTGCGCGGTGTGATCAAGGAATCTGTCGGCGCGGATATGGGCCGTCGCTGGGTTGAGGGCGCTTCTGTCGGGTCTCTGGCAACGCTACCGCCGGCGGAGCGGGTGGCGGTTCTGGGGGGGAATGTCACGGCATTACGACAAATGGAATCGGGTGGCATTCCCAGCAAAGTCAATCAACTTGGTTATGCTGGTTTGTATCAGTATGGTGCTCCGCGATTGGCTTATCTGGGAGTTTATCAGCCGGGAGTGCATGAGGACTTAGGCACCTGGTCTAAAACGCCAAGCACGACACCAGGAAAATGGTCTGGGACGCTCAATATCCCTGGATTCCCAGATGTCAAAACCATCAAGGATTTTCTTGCTACGCCGGCGGCACAAGAAGCTGTTTTTCAGCTCGACGACAAGAAAAAAGATCAGGAAATCCAGTCGGCTGGATTTGACAAATATATCGGGCAGACAGTCGGCGGGGTCGTGATGACCCGCGAAAGTATTAAGAATATGATCCATCTCGGTGGCGTGGAAGGCACCCGTATCGCGTTGGAAAGCGACGGTAGAATTACTTCACGTGATTTGAACGGAAAATCCGTGATGGATTACGCTAGGCTGGGGCAAACATCCGGTCGAGCTGTTCAGTTGGCCGCGTTTCTTCCTCCCGACAAACGCGCCATCCTTTTGGATCGCGCCGAGGCGGAATATCGTGAGGAGCAGCGGCGTTTTAGCGCGGGAATGCAAAATGAACGCGCGCAAATCGGGCTACTCCGTAAGGACGACATCACTTCGATTGAAGCAACCGGCCAGGGTCTGGCGCCAGAGGTTTTGAACCGCGACCGCATTTTGGCGGTTTCGGGCGATATCGGCGCGCTGGATTGGGAAAATGATCGCGCACGGGCGCGGCGGGTTTTTGAGGTGGTGGATGGCGCTCGCACGATGCCTCGCCAAGCCATTGAGGCGCGGCTACAGGCGATTGAGCCACGTCCGGGCACGGAAGGCTATGCCGACGATCTGGCCGCCTACACGAAAGCCCAGCGCGCCGTGGCGAGCATCCTGGACGCCCGCGACAAGGACCCGGCCTTGGCAGCGGAGGCTATGCCGTTCGTGCAGTCAGCCAGGCAGTCGGCAGCCCAAGCGGCAGAACAGAACCCCGCCAATGCGCCGGCTGGTGCGCAGTCTGTCATATCGGCACGGCTGGCCGCGCAGGAACAGATGATGATGCCGCCGGCCAAGCGTCGCGTGCTGTCCAATGCGGAAGTCTCGGCGATGGCGTCCGAGATCACTGCTGGCCCAGCGGATGAAGTGAATGTGGCTGGCAAGCTGGATGCGTGGCAGAAAATCTATGGCCCGCACTGGCCGCGCGTGTATGGCGAGTTGGTGCAGCATGGGAAGATTCCAGGCCCCTACCAGGTCTTGGCATCCATGACGGAGCCATCGCAAATTCCCGCGCGGATCGCGTTGCAGCGGGGATTGACGATCATGGCGCAGAAAGGCGGCCTGCAACAAATGCGCGCCGCGCTCCCCGATAACACGTCCACCGATGCGGATAAGGCGATTGATAGTGCGTTGGGAGATTTCCGCGAGGTGGCCGGTGCGGTGCAAGCCGGACAGTTGTTCAACAGCGTGGAAACCGCCGCGCGTGTTCTGGCCTATCAAGACATCATGAACGGGGCATCGCCACGCACCGCCGGCAAGAACGCGGTTCATGCCATCCTTGACGCGCGGTGGGATTTCTCCGGCACGATCATGGCGCCAAAAGGTAAATTGCCTGATGTGATCAGGGCAACGCGAGAAATGACGTCAGCGTTGAAGCCAGAAGATTTGGCGCCGGGAGTGATGACGGCCATGTCATCGAATATGACAGCAGAACAGCGCCAGCAAGGGTGGCTGCGCGCCGCGCGGTCCGGGCGATGGGTGATGAATGACCGTTTGAATGGCGTGGTTCTCATGGTCGTTATGCCGCCCTATGGGCAAAGGCCGGTGCAGCGCGTGGATGGTTCGCGAATCGAGGTGCTGTTTGACGACGTGAAGCCGCCGCCGGAGCGCCCTGGGTTTGGCATGTCCATCTTTGAAAACCTAGTCCCGGTCGCGCCATGAGTGAGTTTGTCAGCGGTTTCGCGATCACGGGCGCACCGCCACTGGATAATCCGGAACTGCGCGAGACGGGACTTGACCTTATCCCTGAACAAGCGGGCGCTGTTTTGGGAGAGACGTTCTCTCAAGCGATGCAGGATAACGTCCTGTCTCGCTTGTTCCAGGCCGGCCAGGATTTGGCGAGCTACGGTATCATCGCCACCCCGGATGGTGGTGTGTTGCTTCCTGAATCTGCCAGGCCGCCGATGCTTTCGCCCGAGGAAGCCAATAAGCGGTTCTCCCTGCCAGGCATGAAGCCGTTTACTTCGCCCACGCCGGAGCCGGTGGCGCAGTCGATCTTTGAAGCCAATCAGGAGCGCATCAACCGGCAATATATCATCGAACGTCGCGCCGAGGGATTGGCAACCAGCATGGCAGCGCGGTTCCTGACATCGGCAGCGGCTTCTGCTCTCGATCCTGTGAACCTTGGCGCGTCGCTGATCCCGGTTGTCGGCCAAGCCAGAATGGCGGCGTGGCTTGCGGCGCAAGGGAGCGCAATGGGCCGGGCTGGTGTCCGGGCCGGCGTTGGTGCAGCGCAGGGCGCGGTTGGGGCGGCGCTGATTGAACCGTTCATCGCTATGGGCATGGAGCGGGACAGGAACGATTGGGAGATGTCCGGCGCCGCGCTGAATATCGCGCTTGGCGCGACGATCGGCGGTGTGCTCAACCCCGTGGTGGGGCGGTTTTCTCGGGCGGAGCGTGATTTTGCCCGCCCGCGCGTATCGCCGGAGGCCAATGAAGCCGCGATGGCGGAGGCGATCGTCGCTCATGCTCAGGGGCGGCCAGTCGCGGCGGCGCAAGTGTTGGAAGCAGTGGAGACTGCGCAGTTTGAAACAGTCGCTCGCGAACGGATTAGTTCCGTATCTCGTATGGAACAGGACACCGCTCGCGTATCTGAAATTAGAACCGTTGCCGAGGATGTTAGGCAAGCACTCCCGCCACGGGATCGTGGTCCTGCGCCTGTTTCGTTGCTGGAATTTATCGGATCTCGTGGAGGCGTTCAAGAACAGGGCGGCGATTTACGCGCGATTGGCGCTGATACCCATTTCGTTCCTGGGCAAGGGCGGATTGTCAGAAAATCCGGCATGACATTGGATTATGCCCGAGAAGCAGCAGAAGAAGCGGGGTATTTGCGCCCCAATAGCACTATTGCGGATTTTCTAGATGCTGTGGCAGATGAAGTGGCGGGACGGCGGGTTTTTTTGCCGCATGAGGTGGCTATTGCACATGAGCGGTGGCAAGCGAGATTGGCATATCGGGACCAGGAACGGTATTTTGATTTTCAGAATGAGATCAAGGAATTGGCGGATGATTATGGTATTCGATTGACGGAAGCGGAAAAGCATCATGCCACAATCATGGCGCTAGATGGCGAACATCCTGACGCGGCCATTCGTCTTGCGGCGGTTGGTCGGGAAGTTCAATATTATGGGGAAGATTCTCCTCAGACTGCCGAACGCGCCGCCGTGGAAGTCGCCAACGCACCAGACCCGCATCTTGCCGCCAGCGCGACGGAATCCTCGCGGTTGCGCCGGGAGGCTCCCGATCCCAAAGGCCGGGCCAATGAAGACTTGGCGCGCCTTGTCCGGGACACGGAGGCGTTGGACATGATTATTCAGACCGAACGTGAGGCCGGGCGGTTGAAGCCTGGATCGGAAAAGGACCTGGCCGATGCGTCCGCGCGCGCTCAGCTGGCTGAAAGCGACGCGCGGGCGTTAGACGCGGCGGGCATGTGCATGGCGGTAACACGGTAATGGCAGCCAAGGATTGCATCGAGGCCATCATCAAAGCGTCTGGGCGCCCGATGACGATGGACGAAGCCACGGACATATTCGAGGCGCTGGAAGCCCGTATTCGCCGCGAGGTGCGCGGTGGCATGACGCGATCGGAAGCCGCTCGCAAAGCCGGCCAGGAAATGTCCGAGGAAGCCCGGATTGCGGCCGCGATGGAAAAGCGCACGGCTGCCATCAATGCAGTGCGATGGGAAGAACTGAGCACGCGGCATGTGGAGGGCCGCGAAGCTGATGCTCTGTCCGCCTTGACATCAGGATTCACCGGCCGCTATGGCCGCGATGCTGCGTTTCGCAATGCAGGCTATTCCGTGAGCGCGATGGCGACGGCGGCGCAGGAACGTGCCATGGGCGGTCTGGCGGCAGATTTGCTACAAGCTGATCTGTTGAAGGCCGTAAAAGGACGCAGCCGAGCCTTTGAGCGCGATATCATCCGCGAAATGGAAAGGCTTGATTTGCCCGATGCGTCGCCACCTACGGGCAACTCCCATGCCGTAGAAGTCGCCAAGATATTTAACAAGCATCTGGAAATGGCTCGGCTGGCACAAAATGAAGCGGGCGCCTGGATTGGCAAGCTGGATGGATACATCGGACGGCAGACGCATGATGCTTACAAGGTGGCGGCATCTGGGTTCGACAAGTGGCGGGCGTTCATCGAGCCACGGTTGCATGAGCGGGTGTTTGCGGAGTTTGAAACACCGTCGGATGTCACGAAGTTCTTGCACGACACGTGGCGCAATCTAGGGTCCGGTATTCACGATGCGCCAAACGCGGATTGGGCCGGGTATCAGGGTGTTGGCAGTCTCGCCAAGCGTGTGAGCCAGCATCGGAAGCTGCACTTCAAAAACGCTGATGCCTGGCTGGAATATAACGAGCAGTTCGGCAAGGGCAGCGTGTTCGATGCGGTGATTCATTCCGTGACCCAGGGACACGTTAACGCGGCTTCCATGCGGATGCTCGGGCCGAACCCGCAAGCGATGTTTAAGCGGCTGGCCGATGAATGGGCGGAAACCGCCAAACAGCGTGGTGATCTGGCGCAGGCGGATCGCATCCGGCGGGATTTTGCCAGCAACACGGCGATCCTGGACCTCGCCATGGATCGGCCTATCGTGATCAAAAATACGACGGGCGCAATGGTCATGCAGCTTCTGCGCAACGTCATGTCGTTTAAGTTGGGCGGTATGCTGATTTCCAGCTTCAACGATCTTTCCACGACAATGGCTAATGCGCGGCATAGTGGGCAAAGTGCGTTCACGGGACTGTCAACCGCTATCCGTGGATTGATCCCAGGCGATACCCCGGAGGGGCGGGCGTTCGCGCATGAAGTTGGCTTCATGGTGGATGGGTTGCGGATGTCGCTGCGTAATCGATTTAATGCCATGGATGGTCCGGCGGGCAAGATGGCCGGAGCGGTCAATGTGTTCTATCGATTGACCGGGCAAGGATACTGGACCGAGCATATCAAGTACGCGCGAGGGTTCTCTCTGATGCTGAGCGCCGGACATAATTCCGGCAAGGCGTTCGGCGACCTCGACCGGCTGCTGCAAACCACACTCCGTCGATATGGCATCGAAGCGGCGGAATGGGACGCAATCCGGCAAGCCTCGCAACGTGTTGTGGATAACAAGTCTGTCCTGGCGCCGGCAGATATCTTGCAGCTTTCGGATGAAGCTGTGGCGCCGCTAGCGATAGGCGTTCGCACCGCTGATGCCGTGCGCCGTGATCTGCATGATCGCTATTCCACATATATCATTGACCAGACCCGCGAGGCGTTGAGCGAACCAGATGCGCGGACACGTCATATCATGACGGGCGGGAGCTTGCCTGCTGGGTCATTTTGGGGGGAAACAGCGAGGGCAATATCACAATTCAAATCCTTCACCATCACCAATATGTTTCGCAACCTGTTCCGCGAGTTGTTCCGCGAGGGCGTGAATGTGCCGGGCGTGGCGGTGATGGTGGTGGGTGGCGCAATTCTTGGGCATATTTCCAACACGGTGGGCGACATTCTTGCCGGAAAAAATCCGCGCCCAGTCGAGGACGCGGGCGATATGTCCGCGCAGGTATTTCGTGCATTGGCGCGCGGCGGTGGTTTGGGGATTTATGGTGATTTTCTCTTCGGCGAGTTCAACAAATACGGCAGAACGGCTATGGAAACTGTCGCCGGCCCATTGATTAGCACTGGCGCCGAGGCGATTGCATTACTTAGCACTCTCCGCGAGGGCGAAGGCCAGCGCGCAGCAGCGGAAAGCGTCCGACTGATGAAACAACTCCCGCCGTTGTCGTTCTTCAATCTGTTCTACACCCGCATGGCGATGGATTACCTGATCTTTCACCGACTGCAAGAGTTCGTCAACCCCGGCTATTTGCGCCGGTTTGAGCGTAAAATGGAACGCGACACCGGCCAGACATATTGGCTGCCACCGTCCGCCGCTGTCGCGCCGTAATGGCCCGATCTATCCACTACCAAGCCGCCCTTCGGGGCGGCTTTTTTCGTTGGAGCAACTGAATGTCTGGAACGAAGATTGACCGACTGAACGGCGTAACCGATGGGCTGGCGATCAAAGCCCCGTGCCGCGTGGCCACGACTGCCAATATCACATTGTCGGGTCTACAGACTATTGATGGTGTAGCACTGGCGGCCAACGATCGTGTGCTTGTGAAAGACCAGACCACAACATCGGAAAACGGAATATACGCGGCATCAACCGGCCCGTGGACGCGATCAACAGATTTCGACGGCGGCGGCGATATTGTCGAGGGAACGTTAGTTTTCATTACGTCTGGAACTTCCGCATCTGAGACTTTGTGGAGGGTGTCGACACCCAGTCCGGCAGTCGGTAGCGCTTTGGCCTTTTCCAATTCCTCTTTAACTACCATTTTCCTTCAGGACGGAACCGGCGCGACATCCCGAACTGTTCACAGTAAGCTTAAGGATTCCGTCTCTATTTCTGATTTTGGAGCGGTCGGAGATGGCACTACAAACGACACAACCGCTATTCAAAATGCCATCGCCTATGGACAGAGCAGTGGCAATGAGGTGTTTTTCCCGCCGGGAACGTATCTAGTCACGTCGCAGATTACGGTGCATCGACAGTCCGTCCGTGGCGCCCGTGCGACATTGAAGTTTTCCGGGCTCGGCGCCTCAACGGATTGTTTGGTGTTGCAAGGGTCATCGCGCAGTGAGCAACTCGTGTGGTCCGGAATAAACGTAGACGCCAACAGCACAGGGCGTGATGCCATTGTGCTGTCTGGCGGGACTGTTTCTTCGACCTCGGCGGATTACCTCCGCTTGCAAGATGTGCATATTACCGGCGCCGTGCGAGACGGAATACATATTGAGCCGGCGACAAATAACTGCTGGATCGAGGATTTTATCGCACGGGATGTTCGGATCACATCACCAGGAAGAAACGGGATTTTTGTTAAAATCCCCAACTACACGGCGGCGTTTTTGAATCAAAGCGCGTTTCATAATGTAGAAATCCGTGGCGCAGCCCTGACCACGGCAGGGTATGACGTATACATGGAATACGCCGGGAGCGCATCGGATCAAAAAATCAGCGAGCTCTTGTTCCAGGACTGCGAGTTTGACGCTGACGGTGGAACAAACCACGGGCAGGCGTCGTTCTATTTGGTCAAAACCGGAAGCGCCGGAAGTATCGATGGTCTGACGTTTATTTCCTGCACGTTCGAGGATGTCAGCGGGACGATTATCACGGGCTTCCCCCCGTGTCTGGTCGTCGCAGCGGGGACGACCGTTGGGTCCGTTACCCAAGTCGGCGGCATTATCGTTGGGTATGGGTATCTTGTGGATTACGATACCTTTGCGTCGCAAGTGTTTTCTCGATCACAGGGTGGGGACAGGGATTTGCATAGCATTTCTCTATCGGCAATCGGGTTTGCCGCAAGCTATGCGAATGACGCAGCGGCGGCGGCGGCGGGCGTTCCGATTGGTGGGCTGTATAGAAACGGCTCCGCTGTCAGTATCCGAGTAACATAACGGCGTCTTCGGAGATTATAAATGTCGGGCACAATTTTTGATCGTCTCCAAGGCGTGGCTTCTGGTATAGCCGTCAAAGCGCCATGTCGGGTGGCGACCACGGCAAACATAACACTATCAGGATTGCAGACAATTGATGGCGTGACATTAGTAGAGGACGATCGGGTATTAGTAAAAGACCAGACCGACACCACCCAAAATGGTGTTTATAAAGCATCATCTGGGGCATGGACTCGGGCAACGGACTTCGATGGCACGACAGATATAGTGCAAGGAACCCAAGTATATGTAAACTTGGGCACTGTCGGAACCAATTCAACGTGGCGCGTTACGACGACATCTCCAGTTCCTGGTTCAGCGCTGGCGTTTTCGCGGCTTACGCCGGATTTGACTGGAACAGCGGTTACGACCAGCGGACTGACGCAAGCCACGTCCCGCATGTTGGGCCGCACCACAGCGGGCACCGGAGCTATTCAGGAAATCACAGTCGGCGCCGGGCTGACGTTTTCTTCCGGTTCGTTGTCGGCCAATGCCACGGGCGCGATTACGGGCAGCGGGCTGACGCAGGCAACGGCAAAGATGCTCGGCCGGTCTACCGCTGGAACCGGCGCCATCGAGGAAATTACCGTTGGCTCCGGATTGTCTCTCTCCGCCGGAACGCTGACCGCAACGGGCAGTCCAAGCGGTTCGATCACCACCAGCGGCTACACGCAAACTACGGCGCGCCTGCTCGGGCGCACGACTGCGGCGACTGGCGCTATTGAGGAAATCACGGTCGGCGCCGGGCTGACGTTTTCCGGTGGCAGCCTGTCCTCGTCTGCGTCGTCCAGCGGCATCACCACCATCGCCAGCGGATCGCTTTCCGGCTCGGCGGTCACGATCACGAGCATCCCGGCGACGTATGCGTATTTGGTGTTGCAGATTACGGGGGCGAGCTCAACAAACTCTGGCGCAATCCGAGTTCGTGTCAGCACGGATAATGGGTCATCTTATGACTCGACATCCGGAAATTATATCGACAACTCAACCGGCGCAACGCTTTTGAATGATGGCTCATTGAACTTGGGCTCTGGTGACTCGATAACCTCGACAACCCGTTTGTCAGGGTATCAAAGTGGTCCTCATACGGAATACAGAACCCGACTTTATTCTACTGACACCGTGAATTATCCAGAAGCCATGATTCATGGCACCTACATCGGCTCCACATCCGCCATCGACGCCCTGCAAATCTCCTGCTCCGCCGGCACGTTTGACGCCGGCACCTACGCTCTCTACGGCATCGCGTAACAAATCACCAACCAAAGGAATCTACCATGAAACTCTACACTCTCTTGGTTCTCCTGTTCCTCGCCGCGTGTGGGCAAACCAATCCCGCGCCGCCGGACCGCTGCTGCGATTTCACGGACAATGCCTCCGTGGGCGCGGCAGAAGCGACCGATAGCACTGACGCGCCGAAATAACGACAGATTGACCGGGGATTAACGATGGCGGCGCAGGATTCTGTTACCAAAATGGCGAACACAACCCGTCACGAGGACGATGAGGAGTTGCGCGTCATCTTTGAGCAAATCCGCGTCGCTCAATCAGCGGCGGCAGACGCGCACAAGCAAGCGGTTTGTGCGCTGCAAAAGCAGGCGTTGCACGAGGAAAAGTGCGACGGGCGCCAACAGGTGATACAGTTCCAGCTTCGGCTTATCACGTGGCTTTTGACGGCGGTTGCGTCGGCTCTCGGAACTGTTGGCATGACGCTGATCGTCCGGGCAATCAAATGACCCGCGCGGCGCTTCTTCTGTCCCTGCTGACAGGATGCGCCGATCTGCATTTCACGCTACCGTCTGGCGCGGCGCGTGAGCTATACCATGGCTGCGCCTACAAGGCCCCCGTCGATGCCTGTGCCGTGAAAGGCCCGATATTCCGCTACCGTTGGAGGTTCTGATATGAAAGGCTGGCGCACCGTCGCATGGAACGTCCTCGCGCTGCTGGCGTTCGCGGCGATCTTCCAGGACTGGATTATACCAGCCGAATACCGCGCCGACGCCATGGCTCTGCATGCGATGATCTTCGGCGCGGGGAATATCGGCCTGCGGGCCGTTACCACAACGCCGCTTGGCAAGAAGGAATAGATCCATGAAACATCCCGTCCTCCTCCTGCTCGCCGCTCTCGTCCTGCCCATCGCCGCCTGCGCTCCCCGCGTGGACGGCGCGCCCACGACTGAGCGCCGGCAGGTGGATATCCGCCGCGTCCAGGCCGCCGCGCAGATGGTCGCCACCACGCTGGCAACTGCCGGCGAAGCCGCGCTCACGATGTCGCGATGGTCCGAGGCGGAGAAGGCCGACATCCGCAAGGCTTTGGACGCTCTCACGATCGCCAACGAGGAAATCCAGAAGGCGGACGGCAATATCGACCTGCGCGGCGTGGCTGACAGCATGCTGACCGTTGCGGCCCGCCTGGTGCCGATGCTCGGCCTATCGGACGATGCCCGCATCCTGGCCACCACATCCATCGGCATCATGCGCGGCCTGCTGATCGCTATCCCCCGCCGTGACATCGCGCCAGCGGCATGAAAACGCTGCTCCTCCGCATTGTGCTGGCGGTGCTGGGCCTGCTGAAACGCCGCGCCGAGGCGAAAGCCGCTCAGACTGCCGTGGAAGCCCACCGCGTCGAGGCGGTGCGGAAGGACGCGGCAATCCGTGAGACAGTGGCGGACATGGGCGACGGCGCGGCCAGGAAGGAACTCAGCCGGGACTGGAACCGCCTTGGCGTGTTGCTGTTCCTGGGACTATCTCTTTCCGCTTGCGCCACGCCGGCCCCCGTCATCGTAGACACGTCCTGCGATTGGGTCCGCCCGATCCTGGTGTCGGACGCGGACCAGATCACCGACGCAACGGCGCGGGACATTCTTGCGCACAACAAGTCATGGGCGCTACGGTGTCGGCGAAAATAGGCGGGACCTGGTGCACGCCGCGCGCCACGCGGGAGAGGATATTCGAGTTGTTCAAGTCCGGCGCGACGGCGAGGCAGATTGCGGCCCGGCTGGAATTGCCGTGGTGCGAGGTGGTGCGGTCCATCCGCTCGGACCCGCGCTATCTGGCATACCGGCGGCTGCTACAGGACGGCAACCCGCACGCGGCGGCCCATCGGTGGCGCAAGCGGGAGTGGCGCGCGCGGGCGCGGGCCGCGCTGGGGGCGTTGTGCGTGGCCCTGGTGGCGTTTCCCGCGCCGGCTGCTCCGCCATCGGGGGCAGACCCGAACAGCCCTACGGCGCGCTGGTATCGTAGCTTGCGCCAGCCAGGGACGGGCCTGGGATGCTGTGACCAGTCAGATTGCAGACAGACCCAGGCCCGCGAGATTGGCGGCGCGTGGGAGGCGCAAACTCCAGAAGGCGAATGGGTTCCGGTCCCGGCCAACCGCGTCATCACCGATCAGACGCACCCCGCTGGTTCGGCTGTTCTGTGCTATATCGCTGGTCGAGTGTTGTGTTTTGTGCCGCCAGCGGCAGGGGGATGATGATGGAACTGGTATTGACCCGCGAACCCTCCGCCCACGGCGCGACATTTGGCGCCCTGACGGTCGATGGCGTGTTCGAGTGCTGGACGCTGGAAGACGAGACGCGCCCGCCTGGCGAAAAAATCCCAGGCCGCACGGCGATCCCGGCGGGGCGGTATCAGATCCGCCTGACGCACTCGCCACGGTTCCAGCGCGTCCTACCGCTCCTGCTGGAAGTGCCGAACTTCGAGGGCGTGCGCATCCATATCGGGAACACCACCAAGGACACGGAAGGCTGCATCCTGGTTGGCAACAAGCGCAGCAACCCGGACAGTGACCAGCCGGTGGTGTATCTATCGGCCCAGGCGTTCCATGAGTTGATGGAGCGTCTTTCGGCGGCGCATCGGGTGGACGAGGAGATTTGGATTACGGTTCAGGATGCCGAGTAATCCGCTAGCGCCGCGTAGGCGGATCAACCTGAAATGCGCGGCATGGCCCCGTCATCCCTCACCGGCTGGCGGGGCTTTTTGCTGTTCTGGCTCAGCAGCAGCCCCGCCGTCATCGGCAGCCACCGCAAACCGCGCATAAGCCGCCCCCAGCATCTCGTTCAACTGAAGCTTGATCTCGAGTGGCGCATCGCGGAGAGCCTTGGCTACCAGCGGATCGTCGGCCACGTTCGCCACATCGTCGGTGCTGAAACATGCGGCCAGCTTGTCGCGGACAATCTCACGCACAGTGCGCTTCGGCGGCGCGGTGTTGACGGGTTCGGGTGGGGATGCCGGGCGAACAACATCCCCACCCTGCGCGGCGTGGTCATCGGTCGGGGTGGGCAGATGCCCCGCTTTCCCCACGCTCGCGGTCTCGGCTTTGGCGCAAAACGGCTCCGGCGTTACTGTAATCGTCGTGCCCTTGAAATTGTCCGCCGGAATGTCCTGTGCTTCCTCGGCGCTGATAAGCCCGCGCAGCGCGTCGGGAAAAGCATCACGCAATGCAAAGCCGCGCGCCCGCATCTGCATCATCCGCTTTGGATATTGCTGCCACGGGCCGGCCTTCCCCAGCAAACCCGCGCGCTTGGCGTCTTCCGCCGTGAATGTCACCGTGACCGGATGATCGCCTTTCCGGTGGACTTCGCACACGGCGCGCATCTTGTCGCCCTCGCCGTCGCACGTTTCCTTGATGCCCCCCCATGCCGGATGCATCTTGCAAAGCGCCAACATGGCATCGCCCCAAAGGCTGGGACGGCCATTCACAACCGCAATATTCTGTAGCGCCTGCATCGGCGCGAGGCCGACTTCGCTGCCCATCTGCACTGCAAGCATCACGTCCTCGACCTTGCCGCGATAGGCAGCCGGCACCATGGACGATTTCGCGGCCATCTGGGCAAAAATCGAGAGTTGCTCAAAGTTCTGTGGGCGTAGGACGATATCGTTTGCCATGTCATGCAGTCCTTATCTGGATCGTCGGGATTGAGTTCGTGAGTTCCGCGCCAGGCACCGATTCGCCGCGCTTCAACGCAGCCGCAATCGCCGTCTTATCAGGCGTAATGACCGTGCGCGTCAGTTCGGACGGTATCGCAGCTTCATCGGTAATCAGCACGCGCGGCGGGTTGTTCTTCACGCTGGCGGTCAGGTCCGGCAGTTCAACACGCTTGCGGTCCATCGCGTCCATCGCGGCAAAGGCGGCGGCGCGGAGGTTCTCGGCACGCGCCTTGTAGCGGTCGGAACGGGTTTTGATTTCGTCCGCCCGCTGGCGCGCAGCGTCTGCCATGTCGGCGGCTTCCACGGCGGCGCGGAGAACGCCGGAAAGCAGTGCGTCGATGTCTTCCGTCACTTGCTCCGGTTCATGGAGGACGCCATCTTCGTCTGGCTCTCCGGCCAGCGCGCGTTGCAGCGTCGCTATGGCGATGCCTAGTTGATAGGTGGGGGCGCTCATTCCACACCCGCCTTCTCCAGAACGGCGCGAAGTCTGGCCAGATCGCCGACTAGAGCATGCTTATCCTGGAAATATTCGGAAGCATATGCCGCCCATTCTTTCACGCAATCGATGGCGTCGCGCAAAGCCTCCACCAGATCTGGCGCCGCCGCGATCAGGCGGGCGTTGGCTACCATAAAAGTCAAATGATCCGGATCGTCGTAATCCCCTTCTATCTCCGCGATGATATTCCGGTGTTTGTCCACAACCGTGGTTTCACAAACACCCTGAACATGCCACGGCCCCGGCGTAAACTTGCTCATTTCTTTTTCCCCTTTGCCTGTTCGATCGCGGCTCTGGCATCCTCAGTGATCGGCCCATCGCCCAGCTTTGCCACCAACGCCCGCAAGGCGTTGAACATCGCAGGTGCCGCCGAAATCATGTGCGCATCCCTCTTTTGATAAGAGCCGACAACCGTTACCACAATGCGGCGGAAATACCCCGGCTCATTCTCCAAGACGTTCATGCATGGGTGGATAACGCCGAACTTGTTTTTGTGCTTCCCCGGCTCGGCGATCCAGAGCTTTTCCCGTCTCATCACACCGCCCCCACACCAACGACCAGCACAAGCGCCCCCGCAAGCAGTAGCGCCAGGCTGAGAATTTCAGTCACCAGTTCACGCATCACACACCCCCCTGAATAATCGGCACGGACAGCCCGAGCCGGAGTTGCGCCGGCGAGAACCCCTCGCCAATCATCATCACGTCTGCCGCTTGTTCAAGGCTCTCTGCATCAACGGACAGGCGGATTGCCACGTCGGCGAGCAGGTCGGCGGTGTCCTCGGATGGCCCGCGCGCGCGCAGTCTGGTCACGGCGGAGAGAGCAGCGCGGATCGTGGCTGCGGCTTCGCGGAGAGCGATGGCTTCTGTGGCAGGGGTCATACGTTGTCCTCCCTGTAGTGCCGCTCCGCCGCGATGAGCACGTCTCTAGCCCAAGCGCGTGTCCGTAGATACTGGCGGATATTCTGTGAGCGGCTCGCGGCGATAGCGACCATCGTAGACGGATCGGTTTGGTATCCGTGCGCTGCCGGGAAACGGTGGATTCCACACCAGCGCAGCGCGATCTTGCGAGCGTTAACGACGGCCAACGCCGCCGACTTGGCAGCCTCCTGCCGGCGGAACGCCGCAATCACTGCCTCGTGCCGATCCCGCTCCGCCGCCAGAGCGGGGTTGAGGTAGTCTAACTCGCGCTCGGCCTGCCATTCTGTCCGGATACTCATGCCTTCCTCCTTTGTGCCCTGGGACGATGCCACCACATGCCCCGCCCGTCAATAACAAAATGTGCCCCGGCGCCACATTTCTTGTTGACACCCCCGCCGGCCGCGTGGCACCTTTGCGGCATGACAGACGCAGAGTTCATCCGCGCCCTTGGTGGCCCGAAAGCAGTTGCTGAGTTTCTGGGCGTGAAGCCATCCGCCGTGTCCATGTGGACGCAGCGGGGGATCGCCGCCGCCTACTACATCCCGCTGTGGCAGGAAGCGACGCGCCGGAATATGTCGTGGCGCCCGCCGAACGCGGAGGGACTGTCTGTTACTGAAGATGGTCGCGGCTGATACTTGGTAATACCAAGCGGTGGCCTGATATCAACACAACACAAGGACAAAAAACGTGCGAGTGTTTACCATCAAAACCACGATTGTGGTGCCGGACGAACCGGAACAAGCGGCGACAGCCCTGGCGGCTTTCGTGGCGGTAAAAAATGCCTTGGCGGCCGCCGGTGCGGACGTGGCGATTACGGACAAAAATGTGCGGAAGCACAAGAAAACACCCGCGAAAAATCTGGCGGCACTACGTGCGAACGCGGCGAAAGCGCGCGCCGTGGCCGCGGCCAACCGCGCCGCGCGAGCCGCCTGAACCGAGTTCGGCGCCGGGGTGGTAACTCCCCACCTGAGTGCCAGCGAGCGGGGCGCTGCGGCGCCGATCCCCGCACCTGGTCAACCCTGCGGGGTTGGCGCGTTTCCTCCCGAAGCCGGCAGCCTGCCGGACAACTCCCGCCGCCGGGCGGACCAACGAACCCCACCCGGCGGCGGCTTTTTGAAGGGTCAGGTATGCCGACGTTCTGGACCAGAGAGGAAGATGCCCAGCTAGAAGCCCTGTGGCTCAATGGATATCCAACGGCGGTTATCGCTGACATGCTGCCGGGCAGGAACAAAAACAAAATCATCGGTCGCGCGCACCGTCTCGGCCTGCCATCCCGTCCATCGCCAGTCCATCAGCTTTACGGCCCGCCAACGTTGAAAACCCATCGGCAGCAGATCCGCGCTGCCCGCGTCTCCGCCGCCCGCGCTGCCCGTCAAGGGGAGGTCCCCATGCGCACGCTGCCGCCGCTGAAGTCCCTGGCCATGCCACTCAAGCTTCCGTCCGAACCGCCGCCGCGCGCCGCGAAATCCCGCCCAGTGCGGGTTGCGATGGGGGCACGATCGGCAATGGCAATCCCGATCCAGGTCGCGCCCGCGCCGGCAGTAAGCGTAAGCCCATGGAAGCATTGCCAATTTCCTCTCACGGATGGCAAGCCCTGGGTGTTTTGCGCGGAGAAGCCCGTGGTCCGCGCGGTCGATGGCAAGGTTATCTGCGCGGCGTATTGCGCGAAGCATTATCGAGTCTGCTACACGCCCATGAACAAAGAGCCGCGCGATTTGGCGCCGTGGGTGAGGGCGGCATGAGCGCGGTTACGTTTGCCCTGGTGATCCTGCTGAACGGCGCACCCACGACGGTCTATTTCCCGTCCCGTGATCTGTGTGAGGCTGGCGCACGGGATCTGCTGGGGAAATTCCGGCCGTCCGGCCCGCACATCTGCATCCCAGTCACAGGAGCAGCAACGCGATGACCCCTCTGCATCACCGCTACACCGGCATCCCGCGTCTGCGCGATGTCCTGGTCTGGATTACTGTCGTGGGGTTTGTGTGGGCTATCGGGTGGTGGATGATATGAACGACGAATATCTGAAATTCCTGGCGAGCAAAACGCCTATTGCTCAATCAGTCGGGTTTGAGCCACGGCCGCCGAGCCAATGGTTGTTTGATTTTCAAAAGGCCGCCGTTGAAACGTGCATTCGTCGCGGAAGATCAGCACTGTTTCTGGATACTGGTCTTGGTAAGACATTGTGCGAGCTTGAATTTGCCGCGCAATGTGCCGCCTATTCCGATGGGCCGGCGCTAATCCTGACGCCGCTCGCTGTTGCACGTCAGATCGAGGCCGAGGCATTGCGGTTTGGGTATGCCGCGAAGGTTATTCGCGATCAATCGGAAGCATGGGGCCTGGTCAATATCTGCAACTATGACCGGCTGGATCGTCTCGATCCATCGTTCTATTCGTGCATCGTGCTGGATGAATCCTCGATCCTAAAGAATTTCACCGGCAAGACAACGCGCGCGCTTATCGATGCGTTCAAGGATACTCCGTATCGTCTAGCCGCGACTGCCACGCCAGCGCCGAATGATTTCATCGAGTTTGGCACTCATTCCGAATTTCTCGGCATCATGCCGCAAGCTGACATGCTCATCCGGTGGTTTCTTAACGATACGGCGAACACGGGAACGTGGCGGCTAAAAGGGCACGCGGTTACGCCTTTCTGGGACTGGATGGCGTCATGGGCGATCATGGCAGAAAGCCCGGAAGATTTGGGATTTGATGGGTCACGCTTTGTCTTGCCGGAAATGAAAGTCATCCGGCACCAGGCTATGGGTGATGTGCGCGCGCCCGCTGGTTCCCTGTTTATTGAGGACGTGTCCGCGACGAATATGCACGACCTAAAGAGGCAGACGACATCCGTTCGATCGGACAAAGTAGCGGACTTGGTAAACTCCGAACCGGATCATTCGTGGGTTGTTTGGTGCGATACTGACTATGAATCGGATGCTCTGGCAAAAAGGCTACCAGATGCTGTAGAGGTTCGCGGGTCCCATCCCGTAGATAAAAAAGAGGCTGGGCTTGCTGCGTTTGCCTCTGGTGAAAAACGCATCATTATTACCAAGCCAAGCGTTGCTGGAATGGGATTGAATTGGCAGCATGCCGACCGGATGGCATTCGTGGGTCGCACGTTTTCCTACGAAGCTTGGTATCAGGCTGTTCGCCGATGCTGGCGTTTCGGTCAGACTCGCCCCGTTCATGTGCATTTGATCGTTGCTGAGGGGGAAGATCAGATTGGGCGCGTAATTGAACGCAAGGCTGATGATCATGCGGCGATGAAGCAAGCAATGCGGGATGCTTCGCGCCGGAACATGGGGCGCGAAAGCGCGGTCAAAGTTCCATATAATCCAACACACGACGGGAGGCTGCCATCATGGATATTCGCTGCTTGAACGACGCGCACGGCGAGGAATGGACGGCGTATCATGGTGATTGCGTCTCCGTGGTTGCGCAATTGCCGGACAATTCCGTGGGTTTTTCAGTTTACTCGCCGCCGTTCTCTAACTTATTCGTCTACTCGGATAGCCTGGCGGACATGGGGAACAGCGCCAGCGATGCGGAGTTCATGACGCAATATGGATTTTTGCTGCGTGATCTTGCGCGCGTCACGAAGCCGGGTAGGCTGTCTGCCGTTCATTGTTCCGATCTTCCCCTGACAAAATGGAAGGATGGCATGATCGGCATAAAGGATTTGTCCGGTGATATCATCCGCGCGCATCAAGACGCCGGATGGGTTCTTCATTCTCGAGTGACGATCTGGAAATGTCCTGTGGTGGAAATGACCCGCACCAAGGCGCTCGGGTTGCTTTACAAGCAATTGCAAAAGGACAGCACGCGCAGCAGGCAGGGCATGGCGGATTATTTGCTCGTATTCCGTGCGCCGGGTGAAAACGAGGAACCGGTAGGACAGGACAGCAACAAGTTTCCTGTTGATCAATGGCAGCAATGGGCATCCCCCGTATGGATGGACATTCGCCAGACGAACACGCTTAACGCAACCGTAGTGCGCCAGGACGCTGACGAAAAACATCTATGCCCGCTGCAATTGGATCTGATTGAGCGGTGCCTTGTTCTGTGGAGCAACCCCGGAGACATCGTGCTTTCCCCATTCATGGGGATCGGAAGCGAGGGCGTGATGTCTATTCGTAACAAGCGCAAATTTGTTGGCGTGGAACTGAAAGAGGCTTACTGGATGCAAGCGTGTAAGCATCTAACTGACGAGGAACGTCATGCGCCATCTCTGTTTGACGTGATGGCAGCCGACTAATGCCCGCCACGCACCACTGGACCGTCGCCGAGGACGCCACCATCACCAGCATGGCACGAGCCGGCCAGTCATGGACCAAAATTGCCGCTGCTCTCGGGGTGGCCAGGCAGACAGCGCGCACTCGCGGCGCCGCGCTAGGCGTGTATTCCGGCATCGCGCTGAGCGGTGCGGGAGAGGTGGCGCGCGCAAGGGCAGCCGCGCAGGTGATCGCGCGGGAGATTGAGATCGGCCGGACGGATGATCCGCTGCCACCTGGGCATCCGCGATCATGGTCCGACTGCCTGGGGATGCGGGAGCCGTATCCGGTTGAATTGGTGATGACGCCATGACCGCCGGCCCGGTAATCGGCGACGGCTTCCTCGCCCGCGTGCCGGATTCCGAACCGCCGGAATGGCGCGGGGAAACGACAGTGTGGAATTTTAGCTATCCGCTAATCGCGCATGTCGAGACCCGCGACGGGCGGAACGTGCTGGCGATCCGGGTGATATCGCCGGCTGGCGTGGTGCCTGAGAGCGATAGGATTGAAGGAATAGACACATGACCGACACCCCCACCCCGGAACAACTCTCCATCATCGAGCGCCTACTCGACGCGCACGCCGCTGGCGAGGACGTAACAATTTGGGAGGATGAGTTTCTGACCGACCTGGGCGAGCGATATGAGAAATATGGTCTTGATCTGCGCGTCTCGGACCGCCAGTGGGAGAGCATCGAGAAGATGGCGGAGAAGTATTTATGACCCGCCGATACCCTGAACACGACTTCCAGGCGGCGGCGCACGTCTTTCTGTGCCGTGCGCTGCCCCAGGGATTGCACTGGGGTACCGATCACGCCGGGGCACGATCTCCGGCGGCTGGCGCCAGGCTCAAGCGGCGTGGCATCATTCCGGGCATC